TAGCTCTTATTTCACGATCAGCCATTTGCAATTTAGCCTTTTCTTTTTGAACGGCTAATTGCGTTAACTCATCGTTAGCTTCCATGATCTTATTAGGATCATTCGCTTCAATAGCTGCTTTTAGTTTAATTTTTACTTGTTCTCTTTGAGCATCTACTCTTGCATCAAATTCCTTCAAGTAATTACTATCAGCAGTATCAAATTTCTTCTCGTAATCTGTATATTTTTTTTGCAAACCTTTTGCAAATTCTACAGCAGCCTGTTCTCTTCTTTCGGCTTCTCTATATCTACGAGTTAATTTATCAATTCGCTTTTGAACAGATTCTGAAATTTCTGATAAGTCATCAGTTTTAGTTTCAGTAATTTTAGTTTGTTCAATAGGTTTAGTTTCAACAGGTTTAGTTTCCTCTGCCTGTTCAATTTCAACCTTTTCTTTTTTATCTTCTTTAGAATGAGTTGTATAACCAAGATCAACTTCACCAACATTTAAACTTGGTGCTTTCTTCTCGGTTTTTGACTCTTCTTTTACTTGTATTTCTTGTTCTTTGACATCGTCAAGATCAAGTTCCACTTCTGGAATTTTCTTTTCATCTACCATTTGTTTTCTCCTTTAGTATAAGTGAAGAATATCTTGAGGACGTTTAACAACACCGATAATCTCATCGTCATTTAAAATACGGTGTTCACCATATTTTGTTTTGAAACGAGATCCAGCATATCTTCCATACATTACGAACTGGCCTTCTTTGCACCAAGCTCCTGTAGGAAATTTATCTTTATCTAAATAACAAAGATCCCCCATTTTAACTACAATTCCAATAACTGTAGTCATAGCAATAGTATCCTGAGTTTGCTCAGATAGAATAATTCCACCTTTAGTTTTAGATTCTCCAGCGTATGGTCGTACTAACATACGGTAACCAATTGGGTCTGGAAGACAATCTAAATACTCTTGGATGCCTTTTGCGTCTGTTGGGATTTTTGTGGATGTCTCGTTAGATTTTTCAGAACTAGTCGGAAGGACTAATTTCTGATTCGGTACCACTATCGTCATCTATACTCTCCTCTTTATGTTGCAGGTCTTTTAGATCCTGTAGCAGCGTCTCTAATGCGCTGAGCCTGCCCTTAGCATAGTGGAGCCTATCTAACGTGTCTATACCATAGCAAATATCTTGCCTGGTTTCTTCTATACGTTTTCTCACGTAATTTCTTATAAATTGCAACGTATTTATATCCATCATGGATTTATTTTATTATTTCTTTTAATTTTTCTTTTTAATTCTTGTCTCCAGATCCAATAATCTAGCCAAGAAGAGAATTTTTTTATTAAATTAAATATCATTTTTTTAACCTCTTTTTTAGTTGTTTAATTTGTTTTTGCAACTTAAAAATAATATTTTCTAAGTCGTTTGGACCTTTATCTTTCAAGTTCAATTAGAAACCTCTTAATTACGACTTGTCCTGTTGATACATTAGGTGTGTTTATATTACTGCAAGAAAAAAGCAATAATAAAATAACTAAGTATTTCATTATCCGTTTTCTTGATCTTTTGGTTGTGGTTTGTTAGCCATTGTTCTAGCTACTGATTCTGCTGATCTACCAACAACATAACCACCAAGACCTATTTGTAATAATGTCCAAACATCTCCTGGAAGAGTTATAGTTATAGAAGCTTTGAAGAAAAATAATATTACTGGTCCTAGTACATAATTCCATATTAATATAAATATTAATACGTACATCAGTAATGGTCTCCAGCTAGATGCGAACCATCCAGCTTTAGCTTCAGCTTCAATAATTTTAGCTGCTGCAGTTAACTCTTGAGTATGAGATTGCAACATCTGCGTTTGCAGATCTGCTTTTAATTTAGCGGCAAGGTCTTTGTCTGCGACTGCTTTGTCAACTGTGTTAAATAAGATTTTCGCAAGTGGGGCAACTGCTTGAATGATTGGCAACATTGATTGAATTTCTCCTGTCTTCTTATACCAAGAAATGGAGCCATTTGCAACAGAACATCCATTGCTCTATCCCCAGCTACAGTCCATTTCCAAGATTTTTTTAAATGATCTTTTTTAGGGGTGTGTGAATTAACATAACCAAGTTTGAAAAAATCAACAAATCTAACAACAATATCTTCATCAGTCATTCTTACTTGAATTCTAAAATATCTATTATTTTTATTATCTTTCCCCCAAAAACCAAACGACCCTTCTCCTTCAAATACTCCAGCAAGAAAAATTAGTTTTTGTTCTTTTGTTAACTTATCGTATGTTTGTTGAATCATATATCTCCGTTATTTTAAGAAGATATATACTATTTATTTTTGTTTTGTCTAGAAATATATCCACCCATTCTCATTCCTTGAGAAGCTGGGCCTTTTTTAGGAGGTGGGCCAAATCTTACACCTAGCATTTTGATCTTTTTGATTTTTTGTATAGAAGGTTTCTTAATTTTACTTATTTTTGGACTTTTAATTTTTGGAATACCAATTTTCATGGTTATCTTTTAGGAACAAACATCTGCTGATTCTTTTCTCTAGCAATTTTTAGTTTTTCATTAGCAACTTTGATTCTTTCTGCTGCCTGTTGTTCTTGATTCTCTAATTTCATCTTCTCAACATCAATTCTATCTTCAAATTCAAAAGATTTTCTCTCCATATCTTGTTGAGACTCTCTAGCACGTCTTTGAATGTCTAAAGCTTTAAGATCTAGCTCTCTTTGTTTTAACATTACTAGTGGATCTTGTTGTTCTCCACCTTCTGCTTGTACTAATTGTTGAGTTAATTCTACAACTCGTTTAGCAACTAGTGAATTAAATTGAACTTGGTAACCATTTGGATCTTGTTGTTGCATAATTGCATTCTGTGGGTTCTCCATCATAGCTGCACCAATCTCTCCATGTGCTTGGTACGCAATGTGGTCTGAAATATGTCCTTGAAGTAAAGCATAAACCATCGGATTTGTTTGAACCATTCTACTTTGCATGAATATTGCGTGAGCATTAATGTGAGAAACGTGATCTTGCTCTGGAAATACTTTTAATAATTCCATTCTAAGTGCTTTAGAGTTCTCCGTAGCTGGATCTTCTGGTGTTGGTTCTTTTTCTGGAACTAATAAATCATCAATTTGTCTAGTTCCTAATGCTTCATACACTCTTCTATACGCTTCTCTTAGGTTGTGCATCTGTGGATTAGACATTGCAATCTTTAAATTCTCATTTGCAAGTGTAACTCTTTGTGCCATTGAATAAATACTTGGGTCTGCAACTGGAATAACATCAACTCTATCGTTAAAGTCTTCCATTTTAATTGTTCTATCTGCACCATAAACCGCATATGGGTATTCTGGTGGTAAGTAATCTGCAAATACACCTGCTAAAATTCTAAATTCTTGTTTCATTGCGTAGTAACATCGCTTATGAATAGCTGACATTACACGTGATCCGCGTTCTAATAATGCAATTGTAGTTCCAACAGCTGCTTGTTGGTTACCATCTCCTACTTGCATGTCTGCAATTGATGCAAATCTTTGACCTGCTTGTACTACAAACCCTAATAATTGAAATAAAGTTTGCGAAGGTTCTTTAAAAGGTAGTATTTGGAACTGATCTTTTATGTTTCCGCCTGGTGCATCTACATCTCTGAACTCACCTGGCTGGAATGGTTGGTCATCATCCCTGATTCTAATTCCACGGCTCTTGAATCCTGCTGGTAAATTAGCAAGAGTACCTGCATCTAGTAATTGTCTTAAGCTAGAAGTAGCAGTTCTAGATAATCCACCTATCATGTGAATTAATCCAAAGCCATAAAATCCTAAACCTGGTAAAAATTTGTAATGTACAAAGTATTCTTTTCTTGTTTTTAATGGATCGTCTTGATCATAGTTTCTGTATACAGATAAAATTTGTTGTGAACCTTCATCAATAGTTACAATGTAAGGTACTTTAATATTTTTCTCTTCTGTGTTTGCTGTTGTTTCATATTCACTTAAATCTAAATCAACATGCATTTCTAAAATGTTATATTGATATGTTGTATCTCCACTTGGTTTTACACCTTCAATCTCTGATAATTTTTGTTGTATAGCTGTTTGCTCTGGTTGTTTAGGTATTAATTCTACATCTAAATAGAATCCAGCTTTTTGATATTTAATAACATCATTCTCATTCATTTTAACGACATGAGTAATACGTTCTGAATCTTTTAAATCAGTTGCATAATATGGAACTACTAAATCATCTGCAGGTACAAATTTAGATACTGCTCTTTGTAGTATTTCATCATAATAAACTTTTTTAAATGCAGATCCTGATAATGGTAAATAAAATAATAGTTGATCAAAGTCTGGAGTATACTCTTCCATTTTTTCCATCAACATATAGTTCATGAAATCTTTAACTCTTTCTGCTTGTCTTAAAATATCTGGTGTTTCTAATCCAACGACCTCTGCTCTTACAGGTCCTTCTGCTGGTAATAATTCTTTATAGGCTTGTGCTTGAAATTGTGTAACTGATTCTGCAAGAAGCGGATGTGTAACTCCCGTTGCTCCTTGGAATGGTCTAGTCATGTCTTGGTATTTAAATCCTAATAGATCTAAACCTTGAACATAAGTTTGTTCCCAATCTAATCTTGATACTCTATCTTTTTTATAATCTGCAATAAGATCTAATGCGAGACGACCTAATGATCTGTCGTCCATATCTTCCGCAAGGTTCTTGTAAAAATTTTCTTCTACAACTTCTTGTGGAACTTGTTCTTCTTCAGGAAGAACAACATCTAATCCTTCTTCAGGAATAGTGTTGTCTTCCATTGGAAGTTCTTCATTAATCTTATCGATCTCAGCCATTAGTAAAGTTTTGTAGGTTTACTTCTTGCTAATTTGTTTCCTCTTGCAACTACTGATCCACCTTTAGATGCTTTCATCATTTTACCTGTCTTAGCACCTTGCATTCCACTTAATCTTGCTCTTAGTTTTGCTCTAGGACTATCAGAAAGTTCATCTCCTCGTAATGATGCTATTCTTTGTTTTCTAGCTGCTTCATCTGCTTTGAATGCTTCTACCGATCCTCTTGTTGGTGCAACAGTTGATGCCATTCTATCTGCACCTTCCATTTGATTGAATGCAGTATCTTTTGCTTCTCTTCTTGCAATATCAATACTTGATTCAGGTGCTGCGTACATTGATCTACGTGCTGGGCCTTCCATTGAATTGAAATCAGCTTCTGCTCCTTCTAACTTAGCAATTTCCATTGGACTTTTTTGTCCTAATACTTTAGACGCGCCGTATGCTGCAGCGAGACCTAAACCTATTTTAGCTAAATCGTTTAATTTTTTTCTTGCCATGGTTTTTTCTCCTTGTTGTTATAACAAGTTTATTCTAACATGCAATGATAATTAGGACTATACTTTACAGTAAATCGTTAATATATCCGCCACCTTTTACCTTGATTTCTCCACCTTCTTGCTTCTTATCCTTCATAGTAAAAAGTTCTTGTTCTAATATACCTACCTGATCTGTATCACCTTTAACTTTGGCTTCTTCTAATAATTGTAATAATTGTTTAAGTCTACTTGGCATTATATTAAATCCTTAATGTAATCTTTTCCTTTGCCTATCTCTACTGATCCACCTTTAGACATAGTTTTAACTTCTTTAGCATCCATTACAGGAACGCTACTTGAACTCATTGTACCTGGAGTATTAGTTACTTGGGCCGTGTACCGTGGAACGGTGCTATTGCCTGATGTTAAATTTAAATTGTAGTATTGTTCTGGTGCTCTATGAGATCG